GTTCTCAAGTGTGTCAAGTTGCCTTGAAAAGTTTTCTTTATTGAACTTAATGTCGGAATCTATCAACAGAGAATAATCGCTATCATTCGAGCCAGCAAGTTTTTTGCTTTCATTTCTGCACCTGCACAAAAACTTCATTCTTTTGGGATCTGTAGTTCTCCCAAACTTTTGCATATCTAGGTTCTCTGATTTAAGCTCTCCAGATCTAGAAGACAACCATTCGTCGAGAACTGCGACTGTATTGTCCTTCGAGTCGTTTTCGTAAAAGAAGTAAGAAAAACTGAATCCAACTAAAGATTCCAGATCTTCTAGTTGTTTAAGAGTTCTTGAGATTGTTTTTTCAGAGTCTCTCCAGAGACAGAATACAGATACTTTTTTATCAGGAGTCACACATGATTATAAATCACACGCCATCTTCTTCAACTATTTTACAATCTTTTAAATGATCATAAGATACAAAATCATCTGCGTTTTCGAGAACGGAAGATTCATCCCAGCCCCACTCGCTGATTAGTTCTTCCTCGTCCCACTCTAAAGCTTCTGAAGATACTGATTTGTTTACTGGCTTTTTGCTCCACATCTTGCAAGACCAGTAACGAGGTGTCGTCTTATCCTTTGCTGTATCACACTTNTGTCTAGCCCTAAAGCTACGACGACGATCTGGATCATCCCTTTTGATCTCCATGTTTGGATCACCAAACTTAACTACAATAACGTTGCCTGTTTTGGGGCTTTTAACATAAACACCGAATTTCTTTTTTTCTCCTTTGAGTCTAAAAGGTTTGTTGAGTGTCTTTTTTTCAGCTTCTGAATAGAATAGTTCTTCGCATTCAGTATCTTGGTCCCATTTTTCTAAACCAGCTTTAATCAAATCTAAGTTTGCTAAGTTCAAGTCTAAATCAGAGAAAGAAAAGAACGAGCATTCATTTTCGTCTTCTTCTCGGTAATCGTTAGATATAATGTCTTTTTCGGATTCAATATATTGTTCGTCTACATTTTCACCTCTGTTCATCTTTAAGAACATATTAACCCTAGCCATAGCCCACTGGCTTTTGGTTTTGCCAACTCTATGAGTAGAATTATAGGAATCGGAACCCCTCAAATAAACTCTCTTCAATTGGTCTTCTGATACTTGATTCTCGTAATGATCGTTGTGTTTCTGAGCCTTCGCAGAAATAATGGAGGCTATTATCTCAGAAGCCTCTGATGGGCTTAGATAATTGTCCTGAAGATCCTTATTTAGATCTTTGATTTGTTTAGAAAAATCGTATTCCATTATATCAATTGATTACACTAAAATTTTATAATAATGAAATCTTAACCTTCGCAAGATGTACATTCCATAATAGACTGTGCGAGGGCTTGGCTTGGATTTGTGCTTCTCTGGTAATAAAATCCCTTAAGACCCATTTCCCAACCTAAAATCATAAGATCACTAACTTCCTTTGGGGAAGCTTTAGGGTGTACCATAAGGTTTAAGGACTGACCTTGATCAATATACTTTTGGCGTTGAGACGCTTGTATTACAATCTCTTTCTGGGATACTTCTGAAAATGTTTTAAATACATCCTTTTCGTGTTCGTCCAGAAAACTCAAGTGTTGCACTGATCCGTCCTTAACCAAAATTGATTTCCATACGGCTTCTGTGTTTTTATCTTTAGATTCAAGGAGTCTCTCTAGATGTGGGCTTCTAATTGTGAATTTTCCTTTTGCTGAATTCTTTGTATAGTAATTAACAGTAGGCTCTATTCCTTGAGATACTTGACCTAGTATAAGTGAGCTTGTAGTTGTAGGAGCAACAGCCATTGTCGTTGTGTTTCTCCGACCATAGCCCTTCAATACTTCTGGCTCTCCAAATATTTTAGCCAACTCTTCGGTGGCTTTGTCAGCCCTTTCTCTTATGGTTCTGAAAATTTCTGCATTTTTCATCTTAGCCTCCATACTTTCAAAAGGAATCATGTTATCTTGCAAATATGAATGCCAACCAAGAACACCCATGCCTAAAGCTCTATGGCGCTTTGCAAAATTGTGATCAGCCTCCATATAAGGGATATCTTCTGTTTTGTTTATATACTCCTCCATTACAGAATCAAGAAGATAAACCATTGTTTCAATGGCGTCAGTCTCAACGATTTCGTCCCATCTTTCCAAGTTAAGAGAAGATAGACAACAGACGAACGATTCTCCTGGTGATGATGGCAACGCAATCTCATTGCAAAGATTAGAAGCATAAATTTTCATGTCTTTATCTTTATAGACTTGAGGCGCATTTTTATTTGCGGTGTCTTGGAAGAATAAATATGGATAACCAGATTCAAACTTCTTTTGAACGATCTTTGCCCAGATTTTACGCTTGTCAATATCTCCACTTTTCATTCCCTCCATCCATTCGTCTGTGATNGTAACAGCAAANGATAGNTCNTGAATNGGGTGTCCGTCAGACCTAATGCGNAGAAANTCTTCNATATCTGGGTGNTCGACNGGNAGATAAGCNGCAAAAGAACCTCTNCGNACACTNCTNTGNGANACCACNGANGTNACNTTNTCAAACAATTCCATAAAATGAACAGAACCAGAAGAACTTCCTCCTGTGCTTATTTCTTTACCTCTACCCCTCAACTCACCGAAATAACCAGAAGTTCCAGCTCCGTGCTTGGTTTGCATACCAACTTCTGACTGCTTAGTGAGAATACCCTCCATTGTGTCTGGAACAAAAACGCCATTACAAGAAACAGGTAATCCTCTTTCTCTGCCGTAGTTAGCCCAAACAGGACTAGACAAAGAATAGAAACCAAGAGACATATAATGCTCGAACTTCTCACACAAGTCAGAGAAACTTCCTTTGTGTTCTGTAGGAGCGCGAGATACGAAGTCTTTTTGAAATGCCTCCCCTACACTTAAAACCCTACCAATCAAGCTTTCGCCATCAAGATATCCTCTGTTTAAGATCCGCTGCGAAGTTTCGTTGTTCCAATAATATTTTTTCATGCAAATACGCTGTCTAAGTCAAATGTTTGTGATTTTTTTGAATACTCTACGGGGCGAGAATGGAAGAAATCTGTAGAGTTGTTACCCATCAACTCCTCTTCAAACCACATTGTATCTTTAATTAGGTCATTGTCAATATCAAAAGCCTTTTTAAATGAAATTTGTTCTAGAGATTCATTTATTCTGGCTTTGATAAACTCTTTAAGGACTGGAGCGCTAAGACCTTTCTCATTAATACCGTTAACCATCCAATCAATAATCTTGGCTTCTGCTATATAAGCTTCTTTAGCTTCGTGAATAATTCTTTCCTCCAGTTCTGCATCAAATAACTCTGGATGCTCTTCTCTTATTGTATTAATAATCTTAATTCCTACTTGAGCATGAATGTTTTCTTCATTCCTCGTATATCTAACCTGTTGCTCTGTATCTTTTAATACGTTCTTGTTCCTTGAAAACCAATTAATAACATAAAACTGACTCATTAGAGATACATTTTCTACAAACAAAGTAAATAATGTGAGAGCATATAGATACTGCTTCTTAGAATCCTTATAAAATCTATGTGTATATTTGCGCAGGTAGCTTACCCTGCCCTCAATAAAGTCTAATTTTAGGTTTTCCTCAAATACATCTTCCAATCCAAGTACTTTCAATAGTCTTTCGTAGGCATTATTATGAATAACTTCAACGTTCGCCATTACATAACCAAGGTCAGTAAGGGAAGGGTGGGGCAAGTTGTCTCCTAGTTTAGCCCAGAATTTTTTGACAGCAACTTCGATTTGACCAATAGCGGACAATGTTCTGATGATTATTTCTCTTTGTTGGTCATCCATTGTGATATTGAAATCTTGAACGTCAGAGGAAAAACTGAACTCTTTATCAGTCCAGAAACCATTGTGCATGACCTCAATAAAGTCTTCTGCCCACGGGTAATGATTAGGTTTTCTTGAAATCTGCTCTTCGAATATGCTCATATTTAGTATTTTGTTGTTGTTGTTGTTTATTGAATTTCGGCCGCGATTCAGCCCC